ACTGAACAGAGTCAAGACGAAATGAATGAACAAACAATATTGACATTAGTCAACTTCAGTAATGAGATTTTGGAAAAAATCAAAATATGCAGAGATAGACTAAATACATATTTTGAAAGCATAATGAATCCTGACAGCTCTATTGATGATCATGTAGGTGATTCTTTAAACAGATACAAAAGAATGGTGGACCTTGTTGAAACCATATGTGAAGATTCAGAAGGCTTAATTGAAGGTACAATTTTTGATCACTCCAAAGTTGAAGAGAATTTCAATAAGCTGATTTTCAACTACACGGAATCTGAACTTTCGAGGCATGATCTGTTTGGTAAGGTTATCAGACATCATTTGCATTTTTTACCCAGAGATAGAGATAGTTGTGAAATGCAAGATATATTGTTGGAATACCTTGAGAAGCTCAGAGACATGAAAAACATCAGCAATGGATTTAGTGATAAGAATGAATTTGATTTGCTGAAATCAAAACTTAGATTCAAATCTGCTACGCCAGACAATTACTGCATAGCTAAAGAAACTAAAGACGGCAGCCTTCAGTTAGTGATATATGACTGGAAAGTCTCTGTAGATACTCAGACAGAAATAAAAACTATAAACAAGTATTATGACAACGTGTTGGAGACATTCAAAGATATCACAGTATGTGGGCAGCCTTTTTTGGAGAGGTGTCCAATTTACATTTGTATAGTTATATTAAAACCTTTAGGTGTCATGCCAGTAATCACAACAATCATGAGAGTCAATGGACCTTTTGAAAAAAATGTCGGAAGATTTTTCAATTCCAGAAAGGACACAGCAGCTCAAGGTAAAATATGCAATATCAAGCAAATATCTCAGTGTAAAGTGGGTAATGGAAGCATCCTAAGGGAATATTTTAATTCAACCCAAAATCTGAAAGAAGTGTTCTTCCACAGGTTTTCTCAAGAAATCGGTTCAAATGACACACACTTTTCTCATTGGACTAAAGAATACCAAACTAAGGTTTATTCTCAAAATGCATTCTCCAAAGATATCAAACTAATGATGGAATCTTTATGCAACAACGGGTTTGATCTTTCAGAAATAACTGAAATGATTTCTGGATCTTACAGTTATTTCATGTCAACTATGAATGATATACGCATAAAAGATAAATTTGCTGGGTATGTCGACCTTTGCAAGCTTTTAGGGGTCAAGCCTAAAAAAACGCAAGAGGAACTTTTATCTAGCTTACAAGCTAAAGAAAGCAAATGGGAAGAAACCTTTGAAAAGCACCTAGAAGTAGTGAAACAAAGAGTCACGAAAACTATAGAATCTGAACCTGTTATAGATAGCATTGACCACTCATTTGAGATCAATGCTACAGATTATGAAAAGAGATATCCAGGATGTTTCACTAATGATTTATCTCAAACGAAAACAAATTTCTCTATACCTTGGTGTCCTTCTTCAGAGATGAACTTCCAAGGAAGTGACTTCAATAATGAAGTTATAAACAGCTTCAGAGAAGATCTTAAAACGAGAAGCAGATTCATGCTTCATAGACCATATGTATCAGGACCAATTGACATAAACACGGCTGAATCCGTAAATGATCTAGTTCTGGCATGTTTATTTGACTTGTCATTTGATACGACTCTTATGGAAAATGAAAGCTTTGAAGATGTAATTGATTTGGAAACAGGGGCTATCAAAGTGGATAGAACCAGTTCCTCTAAGCAATGGACAGAGAAGGACGGGAAATTATCAAGAAATAAAAATGAATTTTCTTCTTCAAAGGCTCCCAGCAACGTAAAGCAGGCCTTCAATAAAGGCTTAAAAACACTGGGTGTGAACTTTAGTAAATCTAAGAAAATAAGTAAGATTAATCAGATCAAGGAAAAAGTTAAAGAAGGTGAGTATGATGTTTCACAGCAAATATATACAACTGATAATTTAGGTAAATATACACACAACAAAAAGCTCATAAAATTCAACAACCAAGAAGCCATCTCTTGGACTGACTCTATAACCTCTTCAATGTTTGCCTTAATGTGCATGGATGGTAGAGAAACTACAAAAGTTAAGAAGGTTTTTGACCACTATTGTGATTCACCCGATGAACTCTATTTATATCCTGATCTAGTAAAAAATGAGATTGATTTATCTCAGAAACTGCACACTCTTGCAAACAAAACTGGAATCTATTCTTATTGTGATGATATGATGCAAATAGCAAAGGGATTAAAAATAGCTGACAGGTTCATGAGTTCTTCAGACTTTAAAATACAAACTACATCTAACACCAACATGCTCTGTCTAGCTTTCAAAGGTGATGGGATGAACACAGGGACAGCAGGTGTCCCTTATATCATTGTATGCAGAACTGATGAGCTTTTGCACCCAGATTTTGTTAAGTGCTATACTAAAGAAGTCTTGGGTTATTATAAAACTAATAGTGGATATATACATTTAATGAAGCCACAGCGACTTAATCAAGTGAGGCTGCTTAGCTTATTTAAAGCTCCCAGCAAAGTACCTATATTGTTCAATCAATATAGCTTAAAGTCTAGAGAGATAAAGGATTGGCTTATAAGCATAGAAACTGAAAACATGAACATTTTCACAGCACCAGGATCAGTAAAGATGGCAATCAAGAATGTTTGCTTTTCATCTATTATAATAGGAACAGTAACTAAGTTGAGTAGAATGGGCATCTTCGATTTCATGAGGTATGCAGGTTTCTTGCCTTTGTCTGATTATTCTAAAATAAAAAAATATATTTCAGAAAAATTTGACCCTGACATTACAAATGTGGTTGATATGTACTTTGTGGCTGGAATCAGAGACTTGCTTATAAAGATGGAAGACCTTAATTTAAGTCGCAAAGCAGTCCCAATCACAATTGATCATGAAAATGACATGTCTGGAGGGATAGAGGAGTTGAACATAAAATGCCCTGTTACAAAAACAACCCTTAAAACTCTAGAAGACCTATACAATAATGTGTATTTGGCTATTTATATGATGCCTAAATCCCTTCATACTCATGTGCATAATTTAACTAATTTACTAAATGTTTCTGCTGAATATGAAATGAAATTCAGGGAGAAGCAGAAACTAGATGTAGACAGTGAAGTCTTTCCAAATGAAATGATGTTCAATGATTCTGGTAAATTTTCCATAAACGGAACACTTAACATTTCATCTCTTTTGAGCTACTATAAAGAAAATATTAGGAATGTGGCTGTGATGAGGAGTTCAGTTGAATCAAAGGAAGGGTTTTTAAATTTGCCTTACAAGATAGCAACTTTGAAATCATCCAAAAAATGTTCAAGGTCTAGCATAATTTCAGAAAAGGATATAGTTGAAACACTTCATGGAATCTCTGTCAAGGACCTTGAAAGCTTAGAAGGGAAAAAACTGTATTTGATGAAAGGTTTATGCAAATCTTATGTAGAAGATCAAGCTAGCTGCATAATGTATTTGAAGAGAATTTTAGATGAGCCTTCAAGAGTACTTGATCTAGTCCATAGGTGCAGTCAAAGTGATCTTTCTCTGAAATATAGGACTAGCTTTCAGAAATTCCATCAAACCAGCCATCCTTTAACTGTAGAAGTATATCTAAAATCTAGATTCTCAGAGCAACCTATGACTGTATTAAAATCAAAAAAAGTCTCTGAAGAACTTTATGATTTAATAAAAGAATACAACAAGATCAATGAAATCAATATCGATGAATTAGACAAGTTAGGGAGAGGGACAAATTCAAGCAAAGCTAGTTTCATGAATATCCTGGAGTATTCTATTACTAAAATAATCAATGATTCATTGGACCAAGAATTTTTAGTTTCAGTTTTTGAAAAAATGCAGAGGACTAAGGTTGATAGAGAGATCTATCTGATGGGCATGAAAACAAAAATGATGCTGTACTTTATAGAACACACATACAAGCACATAGCTCAGAATGATCCTAATGAAGCAATCTCTATAAGTGGTGATTACAAAATACGGACATTAGCTTCACTTTCTCTAGACACAATAACATCGTACAAAACTGTCTTAATGGATGATATTAATTCTAAAGTTGCTTTCCTGTCATCAGATCAATCGAAGTGGTCTGCATCTGATTTGACATACAAGTATATAATAGCCGTTATGATGAATCCAGTGCTGACCACAGGAGAAGCAAACCTCATGGTCGAGTGTCTTTCACTGTACATCAAGCTAAAAAGAGTATGTATACCAACTGACATATTTTTGAATTTGAGGAGAAGCCAAGACCAGTATTGCTTGAACACAACTCCTATAGGGATTTTGACAAAAGGTTTGTCCACAAACAGTTATCCTGTAACAATGAATTGGCTTCAAGGCAATTTGAATTATTTATCTTCAGTGTACCATTCTTGTGCCATGCTTGGATACAAGAAAATGCTCTCCAAAATTCCAAATGTGAAATTTCAAACAAGATGGATGGTCCATTCTGATGACAATGCAACATCGCTGGTGGCTTCTGGTGATGTCAAGAAGCTGATGTCCAGCTTTAAGTGCGAGAGCTTTCCACAATTTTTGTTTGAGACTGTGGCTGCGCATTTCACAAGTTATTCAATAACACTGAATGACAAAAAGAGTTATTGTTCTGAGTCAGAAGTGGAGTTCATCTCAGAAAGAATAGTAAATGGAGCAGTTATACCATTATACTGCAGACATCTTGCTAATTTATGTACAGAGTCTTCACATCTGAGTTACTTTGACGACCTGATGTCTTTATCAACTCATTTAACAATGCTGTTGAGGAAAGGATGCCCTAACGAGCTTATACCGGCTAGCTATGCAGCAGTCCAGATGCAATCTGCAGGGATTTACTCTATGTTACCAGGTGAAATAAATGACATAAAAAGGTTATGTGAAAGAGTCTCTTTCCCTCTTTCTGGAAAAGAGGTACCAACATGCATGGGAGGATGGTTGAGTTTAAAGGTTGAATACATGGCTTCATTAGGTCCTTCTGCTAATGATGAAATGATATATTATAACATAATGAAATCTTCTTTAGGTTCAGCCGATTTTAAGTCCTTTCATGCCGATATCATAGAGGGTAGAAAACTTGACGAATATGCTTTTGAGCTAAAGAATAAAATAGAGAAGAAAACCTTGAACCTTTTAGATGAAAAGGTAATATGCCTGTGTAATATATTCAACTCTTGCCTTCAAACAGAAGATGTAGATAGCTTGGAGGTGGGAATGAAATTTCAGAGCATGGTAGGTCAGATCATAAAGCTGCCTCAGTATGTGAATGAGAATGCTATATCTAGCTACTCATCATACAAAGACTTCTGCAAAATGTATCCAGGGCTCAGGAAAAACGAAATGCTGATGAAATCAACTAAAAAGATCCCTGAAGATGATGGACTAGAAGATCTAACGAATGAGGAAATGGCTAGATTGGATTTAGGTCACTTGATGAGTGACATGATCAACAGACCAGAATCTTTTTTAATATCACCAATATGTGATAGAGATTTTCTACTCAGTCAGATTTTCATCTATAGCAGTATTAGCAAAAGAAACCAGCTATCAACTCAAGCAACTGAAAAGCTTGCTCTAGACAGAATATTGCGGTCTAAAGCCAAAAGTTTTGTAAGCCCTGTAGACAAGCAAAAGAAGACATATGCTGAAATTTTAATGGAGAAAATGCAACTGGCTACAGCCAGCACATTTGATGTGAATAGATCACTGAAATTTTTGGGAGACATCCTTTCCAAAGATCTAAATTTCTCTATAATAGAATCCATAGCTTCAAAGTTGACTCCAACAAATTCCACGCCAAAATCAAATTTTAATTTCAGATTCTGCATAACAGAAAAACTGCCTCAGATCATAGAAGGCTCTCCTGAACTGCTAGTTATAAATCATTTCTATGGTTCAGATTACATAGAATCATTGGGTTTAAAGAACATGCCTCTAACTAGTGATTCCATGGACCTAATGGTGACCACATATGGTAAAGCAGATATGATAGAAGATGTGGCAAGATACATTAAAGACAGAGACAATTCTGTTTACTTCAACACAGAGGAATTCCGAAACCGAGATGATGTTAGCTTAAAACTACTTTGCGTGAACTCTATGACAGTTTGCCAGAACAAGCTGATGAAGCTGAGCGGGTGTTTAAATAGGAAAAGCTTTCCATTTTATGCAAAGTTTAACTTGGGTAAGACCTTTGTTTCAAACATTTTAAGCTTAATATCTACGATCTACAGTAGAGAGAATACAATATATTTCTATGCAAACATGACACTGAATATACACAGAGGGGACAGATTATTACTCAACATGGAAAGAGATTTGTCTTTAGAAAAGATAATTGATTTAATGGTCTACATCTCTGATAAGATCCAAGCTATGTTCCCTAAAATCACACTGGATCAGATGAGAGAGGTAATGAAGAACTTGACGCATAATGGGTTTCTTCTGGACGATAGGCTAACAACACATCTTTCTAAAATAAATAAAGATTTAGCAACATTCAAAACAAGAAACAATACCAGATTAGCATTCCACACACAATTGATCTCTATGAGCAAACATGCACCTTGGTTATTCAATATGGGATACATTACTCAGCCAGTCTTCGAATTTGTTTTGGAGTCAACCAGAAATTATGAAGTGACATATATAAAGTCTGAAAACCAGGACTCAAAAGGAAACTACATAACAGATTCACTTTATAGAACAGCAATGAAAACAGAGAGTTGTTATGCACAATTAGCTATGTCTGGCAGTAGGGTAGACGTATCCCTGAATGCTCCGTATGATTATTATAATGATCAGGGTGGGGTATTCAATCATTACAAAGTGGTTGTCGAGAAGTTGCTTAGTAAACTGATAGTGGACAAAACAGAAACGCTAAAAAGCCTTTATTCATATAGCACAATGCTCAAGACTGGGCAAGCATGCATATGTGTATCTTCAAGAGGGAAGCTTTATGCTAAATTCAATAACACACAAAGAAATCTTGCAGTGTCTGATGTAAAAGTTATAGTTCAAGTGATGTTCCATGAAATGACACATACCACATGGGAGTTACAGAAAATCCAAACTAGCTATAGGCTAAGAAAACCGATGACGGGAGAATGTTTCTCTAATGTTTATAAAGAACTAGATTCAAATGAGAGCATTAATGAAATGCTGCTAAACAATTTTAAAATAGGTTTGCCTCAAATGGCAGAGTTGAAGGATCTTAGCCGAACCATATATGAAATAGAAGATGAAGACATTAGAGATTCTTTGATGACATACCTTGAAGAGCTAGAGGAAGCCTGCTTAGAAGGAATGAGAACATGTTCGACAGTGGATGAATATGAGGAATACCTAGACATGAATGGGCTAAATGAGTTGAATGAAATATATTTAAGCATTGCAAAAGGTTACAGCCAGGAAACAGCATCGACTGTGGAAAATGTGCACACATTCTATCAAAGATTCAGCTATGAGTTAGGTAGCTTTAAAGGTGCATGCTCTGCTTTAAAATACAACCTGACTAATGATTCTAGAGGAATTAGAATAGGGAAACCCACAGGTCATGGAATGAACGGGTTAGGTTGTGTGAAGCCCATCATATCAGAAAATTATGATGTGCTGGAACTACTTAAATTAGTCAAAGCATGTGAAACATGTCACAACAATGATTCTGTTCTGAATTTGAAGATCTTCAAGAACATACAAAACAGACAGTTCTATACAAGGCAGACAAAGCTTGACCTAAGGTTAGAAATGGATCTCAAGAATGATGTCATGCTCAATAGCTATGATTATAAAACTTTAGTTCTCGGCGAAATAGAATTGGATGAAAAAGCAGTAAAAATGTTATCAGAAGATGGCTTCAATATTGCTGGTGAAGTCTTGAAAGTCAAAGAAGGTGATGAAGAAACAATAAAAGATCAAACAGATATAGATAACTTAGACGAATCAGCAATGTATGAAGAGATAGTTAGAAAAACTACTATAGTAAAGAAAAAACCAGGCCATCTCATACCATCGAATACATTACTAATGGGAGAATTCATAAAATTTATAATGAAGTCCATAAAAGGAAACACTTATGATCTAATGGATCTTCTTAGGCGTGGGTTTGATGCTAAAGAGTCTGACTTGGATAGGGTAACCATTATTAGGAAAAACATCTCATCGTTGACAACAGCTGGAAGAATACTCAAAGAGATGAAAAAAGAGGAGAACCCTTTAGAAGAAATAGCCGAATGCTTTGAGTCCTTTTTGAAGATAGCTAAAGGGAGAACTGCAGAAAGAGAAAATTTCACAAACGTCAGGAAACTGTTTAATGCTATTAAATCATTAGATAGTAAATCTGACAAAATAAAAGCACTGACAAATTTAATAGATTACTTAAACTTAAACCCTGTATGTCTGACAGAAGGTTGCCTATACGGCGTATACACTGCTGAAAATCTGCAATCTTACCTGTCCAAGGCGAAAGAGTTCATCATGCAGATGATACATGATTTATCTGGAACATATGACCCTAATCCTGAGAATGAATTAAGAACCATAATAGAATCAAAGGAAAAGGGAAAAGTTACCAGTGATAATACAGGACCCGATAACATCTTGCCTTCATCATCAAACCAGAAGAACTTTAATGAAACTGGAGAAGTCAATAGTGGAAAAACAATTATGACTGAAGAAGAATCAGAAACAGAAGATGAGAATGTGGAATTAGATCTATCATCAGAATTTCATTCTGTCAGGTGGACAAAGGGGATCAATCTAAACCCTAAGAAATCTAAAAAGAAGAAGAAAGGGAAAGGGAAATCCAAACACAAATAAATTTGTTTAAGTAGGTTGACTTTAAGAAATAATTATACAATTTAGAATAGCAATTTTTGTAGGAGATAGATTAAATTCAGGTTAATCCTGAATTTGGCCAGATTATTGGAATGAAATTCTTAACTTCAAATAAATGAATCATTTCTAAGAGCTTCATTGTCTTGTGTAATCTAACTACGTTAATCCGTTTTTATTTGAAATGTTATTGCTCAAATGCTCA